ATTCAAACTAATACTGATTGTGGTTTAGATTTTATTAATGATTTAAGAACTGTTACCTACAAATGGAAAGCTCCTTCTGAACATCCAGAAGATTTTGTTAGTTATAATGCTGACCAAACTGAAGCAAAACATACTGAAAAAATGTATGGTTTTATTGCTCAAGAAGTTAAAGCAGCAATGGATGCTCATAGCATTACAGACTTTTCTGGTTGGAATATTGTAGAAGGTAACGGTGATCAACAAGGTATTTCTTATGAAATGTTTGTCATGCCTTTGGTCAAAGCGGTTCAAGAATTAAGCGTAGAAGTCGAAGCTCTTAAAACTAAAGTAGCAGCATTGGAGGCTGGATAATGACTGACACAATAACCAAAGAACAAATAGCACAGAACTATACAGCAATGAGCCATTCTGTTAATTTAATTAATGGTAGTAAACCAAGCGATATGACTGATGAAGATTGGACCGCAACTATTGATCGCAACAAAGAGCATCTTCGCATTATGGTTGCCAAAGATTATTGGACTGATGAAAATATGACTGCGGTTAATGCAGCCATAGGATCATGATTTGGATAGTTTACCAAAAGTAAGTATTGGCATAATTGGAGTAGTTATACTTCAAGTTGGTGGCTTTATTTGGTGGACTGCACAACAAGCAAGTACAATATCTAATTTAGAATCTACTGTTTCTCAGCTTTCTGCACAGTCAGAAGTGCAAGATAAAGTTAATATGCAAAGAGATATACTTGCTAACTCAACGAGGCTTGATGACATCGATCAAGAAATTAATGATTTGTGGGATGACAATGAAATGATTTGGGATGACCTTGAAGGAATGACATCTCATATGATGGAAATTATTAAACTACAATCTCGCATTGCAATCTTAGAAAAGACAGTAGAGTTCACTCGTAACGATGGGATGTAACGATGGACCCTATTACAATCCTTGCTGGTATAAAAACAGGATTGGCTGCTGGTAAAACAGTAGCTGGTTTGTCTAAACAGATAGGACAATTCTTTGACGCAACTGACCAAGCTAAGAAAACGCTACAAAAAAAAGGTATATCAGCAAAAAGCTCCAATGCTACGGCGTTGGATCGCTGGGCTAAAGTTCGCCAAGCAGCAGAGGCTGAAGAAGAACTCAAAGAATGGATCACTCAAACCTACGGAAGATCAAAATACCTAGAGTTATTAAAGATTCGTAGAGAAGTATTAGCAGAAAAGCGTGAGGCAGAGGCTCAGGCGAGGCGTGAGGCACAGGAACGTGCTGATCTGGCACTGACTGTTACAGCAATAGTTTTGCTTCTCACAGGGGCTGTTATTGGCTCTACTGTTTATTTGCATTATATGGGGTGGCTAGACATCTGGGATTATTTACCCTGAGATTAGTAGAAATTAAGTACGATAGGTTTGTTGTGTATACAGATGATGGCAAATTAGTTATACAAACAAGTGAAAGGCGAATAGCTAAAGGAGTTTGTGATGGTAAAATTAACAGCAAGCGCGATAGACCAGCTAAAGATACTACCTAGGCTGGCTTTTCTCTGCCAAATTATTTTAACTTGGAAGGTTTGTTTATGGTTTATGACTTTGCCTGACCCGACAACTCAGCAGAGCGCGTTCGTTTCGCTGGTCACTGCGATGCTCAGTGCATCTTTCGCACTTTGGCTAGGCAAAGAAGCTAAGACAGATAGGATAAGCGAATGATTGGTATACTTTCAAGCGTAACAAATTTAGCTACAACATTTATTGACAGCAAAGCAAAGGTCAAAGCTGCTGAAGCTGAGACTAAGATGAAGATTGCTACTGGTGAGATTAGCTGGGAGCAAGCTGCTATTGAAGCCAGTTCTGACTCTTGGAAAGACGAAGCTTGGACACTTTGCTTTATCGCAATTGTGTTAGGTAGCTTCGTGCCTTGGTTACAACCGTATATGAAACAAGGTTTTGAAAATTTACAAGCTGCACCACAATGGTTTAGCTGGGCAATGTATGCTTCCATAGCTGCATCGTTTGGAATAAGAACAATGAAAGGTTTTAAGAAATGAGTTTTAAATTAGGCAAAGGAAGTTTAGCAAAGCTCGAAGGTGTTGATGAGCGCATGGTTGCAATAGTTAAATACGCTATTGGTGTTTCTTCTCAGGACTTTTCTTGTATCTGTGGATTAAGAACCATAGAAGAACAAAGGGCATTGGTTGCTAAAGGTGCATCTAAAACTATGAAGTCAAAACATCTTGAGGGAAATGCTGTTGATCTTATGGCATACATCAAAGGTGTTGGCGATCGATGGGAACTAAAACTTTATGATGAGATTGCTGATGCAATGAAGTTAGCAGCTAAAGATATTGGTGTTCCTGTTAGATGGGGAGCCGCTTGGCATATCAATAATATTGCTGAGTATGATGGTACAATGGAAGATGCTTTAAAAGAATACTGTGACCTTCGAAGGTCTCAAGGGAAGCGCCCATTTATAGACGCTCCTCACTTTGAGTTAAGAGTTTAAAATATCTTTTAATATTTTGGCTGCTGAGTTCATGCTTCTTCTTTCTTTTTTAGAAAAACCACTGTCTTCAGTATCACCATCATTAGCTATCCAAGCATCATAGCCATGTAACAACATTATTATTTCTTCTTTAGTAAGTTGAACTTTTTTCATTCTGGTCTCCTCTTAGGTTTAATACTTGCTGACACTATGTCACTTTCTAGGCAGAACATCTGAACGCCCTGCGCTAATTGGTATAGATCATCTGCTGCATACTGTGCTTCATAACAGGTTTCATAGTTTTCAAACCATATCATGAACTCAGTCTCAGTATTTCTAAGCTGATAAACTAAAACTAGTGCTGTGAAAAAATCCATTAGGATCTTCTGCCTTGCTCTTTGACAGGCCAATGAATCGAATTGAGTTGTATAAATCTATTTAAGGTTTGCAGAGAAACACCCAGTTCCTTTGCTGTTTTGGTTTGAGTTATTCCAGAAGTAGCAAAGGCCTGAACTTGGTCAAGCCTTTCCTTTTTTTGTCTGTCTCTTAACTCATACCATGATTCAAAATGGTATTTCGTCATTGAGTCCATTGCCTCCTTTACTTTGCTTTTCACTGATTGAAAGGCTCATGTATTTGTTATCACCCTTCACTCTTTTCCAAGCAGCAATACGCATATCTTTGTCTGTAGCATAATCTTCAACTGGCCCTGAGTAATCAGGTCGTTGTTCATTATCACCCTTATCCTCTTCGAAGAGGACACCTACTTTTTGGTACACCTCAATAATTTTTTTATCTGATTTAGTTTTATCAGCAACGAGTACAACTTTTCTGTCATTGCCTTCGATGTTTACTTTACCTTGAAGTATCATCTTCATAGTTTCGAATGGTTTAAATACTGCACCCGAATTTGTATTGTCATATTCTGCCATGCTTCTGGCTCCTTTTGTTAAGATTGGTGAGGGGTTCTTAGGGAACATCCCCCTCGGTAATGTATGGAAGGTTTTCTTACAGACCTATCCCCAAGAATTAGTAATCATCCTCATCGTTGCTTTTAGTTGTATACTTATTGCCATCCATCTTGCCAAGGAAGACATCAGCATCACAACCAATGTGTGAGATTGCTTTTGTTAGTCCATCAGTAATAGCCATCTTCGGTGCATCTTCGGCAGTCCTGCCATTGGTAGCATTAAAGAACTTTCGGCAGCCAGTGAATGGCCCAAACCTATGATGGTTATCTGTATGCCATACAGTAACATGAGCCATCACAGCACTGTCACCATTACTAAAGTGAACAACCTCAGTAACATTATCCCATCCCCAGCCACAACCAACTGGCCCAAACTGTTCAGTCATTTTCATAACTTGATACTGTGGATCAATAGCTGAAAAAGATCTCGAACCAAATGATACTGGCTTTAGATACTTTGGATCAGTCGGGGCAAGCTTATCCCATATTTTCATATTACTCATCTTTTTTACTCCTCTTTGAAATTCTTAGTGAACCGCGTTTATCGCGTCTGATTGTTAGGTAATCACAAAACACTTCACGTTCATTACTACCTACCATATTTTTGAGATCCTTTTTAGCGTTCTCAAATACTTTGTTTTGCTCAAGGCCATTGATGTATGTGATCGATGCATCAACAAATGCATTGTCCATACTAGCGTCTCGAACAACCATATTATCAACAGGTATGTGATTGATACTGATATCTTCTGGCGTATCTATACCAACAGGTTCCTTGTCATTGATAACGTACCACCAAAAATTATTGATAAAGACCATCATCTTATTGAAGTAGTCTTCATCGTAATGCACGAATGCACTTTGCCACTTACTGTTACCAAATATTACAGACAGGTGACACCCTTCAGCACCAGATATATGACAGTACAACTGTATCTGTGGCATATATCTTTCGATCATGTCATTCATATCATTGAATGGATTAGTATGCTTGGCTTCAATAATTTGTTTAGTCTTAGCAAGAACACCATCAACAGTACCTACTAATGGTACAACACCAACAGTCTTTTTAAATTGTTTTTGTTGACTAGTTAATGGAACAAAACATCCAGTAGATTTTTCAAACCACTTGATATTAAAATCTTCTGTATGAGATCCAAGCTGCACAGCTATGTTGTCGGACAGATCTTCTGATTCTGCCCTGCCAGTTTTCACCAACCATAAATCGTACCACTTGAATTGCATGATGGTAGTTGCATCACTGCCACCAATAAACCCTTGTCTTTGC